GCTCGCTCCCGGGCAGCGCGCCCCGCCCCCCCGCCGCTCGCGGCGCTTGCTTTCGCCAGTGCGTCCGCCGTCGCGCGCTCGCCCTCGCGCAGATACGTCTTTTTGTAGCTGCCGTACTGCGGATCCGTCTCCTTGCTCCACGAGAACGGATCTCGCTTGAGCGCCGCGTCCAAAAGCTCCTGCTGCTTCTGCTGGAAGCGGTTTTCGTAGCTTGGCGCGCTGCCGTATGTAAACGGCTTGAACGAGCCGATCTTGTCGAGCGTCTCGTCGATCTTCGGCGCGTACTTGCCGTCGCTCACGTACTGGCTGCCATCCGCACCGGCAGTGTAGTTGCCGTAGCTGCTGCGCAGCTGGTTTGCCTTGGCGTTGATGAGCGCGCGCTGCTCCGCCGTCGTCGCGCCCGCGTACTGCTTCTTGAGGTCTAGCACGCTCATGCCGAACTCAGGGTACTTTTTCGCAAGGTCGAGATCATACTGCGAAAAATTCACATTGCTGCCGCTCGCCGCCTTTTGAAAGTCATCGTATGTATACGCCATTTTCTTCTCCTCTCTGCTTGAATTTTTACTGTGGTCCGCGCGTGCTCTTGAGCTCGCTGCCCGCATAATACTCGCGGTTCATCGAATAGACGCGGCACTCGCCCTTTCCCTCGATGCGGATGCGGTAATGGTCCGCGCGCCGCGGCACGATGGGCAGGTAATAGCTGCGCTTTCGTTCCGGTTTCAGCGTTTGCCCGGCCTGCACCCACTTCCCGTCGGAATCGAACTGCATCAGTACCTTTGCTTCGGCCCCCGCCGCGACCTCGATGCGCACCCACAGCTTGGCGATGCTCTTCTTCACGCCGTCGTAGCTCGTACCTTGGCTCGAGCCCTTTTCCGTGAAGTCGCCCGTCTCGGCGAACCACGTGAATTCTCCCTCGTCCGTGCAGCCCTCCGGCGCGTCGAGGATGTTGCCCGTCAGCGCGATCTCGCCCTCCGCCGTCAGGAAGTAGGTGTTCCCCTGATAACGGCAGAAGTGCGTCGCGTGCGTCTTGTCCTCGATGTGCCACATGCCCTTGCGCGTGTCGTAGACGTAGAGCTTCCACTCCCCGCTCTCGTCCTGCGCGCTCAGATAATACTTGAGGCCGTCACTTCCTGCGCGCCCGCCGCGCAGCCTCGTCATGCCGAAGGCGTCGTGCAGGCTTTGCGGGATGCCGCCCGAGTAGATCATCACGCCGGAATTGGAGAGGTACAGCAGCCGCTCGCCCGCGATGGCGAGGCTTCCGCCGCAGCCCTTGGCGACGCCCAGCGTGGCCGAGCCCATCACCTCAAAGTTGGACGGAATGCTGCCGTACACCTTGTAGATGTGGTCCTCCTTGAAGAACACCGGATAGCCGAGGAAGCTCACGCAGCCCGTGAAGTCACCCGCGCTGCCCGTGTCCACGGCGTAGCTGTCGGTCTCAAGGCCCTCGAACACGTTCCAGTTGAAGGGATCGCCGAGCTTGCTCGCGTAGATCGTCCGGCCGTCGCAGCCCCACAGCCGGTTTTCGTTCTCACACAGGTATTCTAAGTCCGGCACCGTGCGCCGAACCGTCAAGTTTCCCGTCTCCGTGTACTCTGTCGTGCCGTTGTCACCGTCCAGCTTGAAGACGTTTTCATAGAAATACATCTTGTCGCCGTCGATCTCGCGGATCACCGGCGTCTTGTTATTCTCCGTGTGCTTCGTGCAGCCGGAGATCGTCACCGCGTCGCCCGCCTTGAAGTAGTTGCTCCATGCGACGCCGCTGCACTGAATGGTGTTCGCCTCCGCGGCCTCTTCATAGAGCTTGCCGTTCGTGAACGTCAGGCTATTGCCGCTCCACGTGCTCTCAAGGCTGCCGAACTCGCCCGATACCGTGTTGTAGTACTTCTTGTCCGGCAGGATGATGATATAGGCCCCGATGGCGGCGAAGCGCTTCTCGCCCGCCGTCACGTCGCCTTTTTTCACGCCGCCATAGTAGAAGGCCGTGCCCTCCACCCACGCCAGCGCATCCCACGCGAAAAGCCCGCCCGGATTTACAAGATTCTTGTAGATTTTGCGCTTTGCGCGCGTCGAAAGCACAGGATAATAGTCGCTCGTCAGGTTTTGCATGTCCCACAGCCCGCCATCCCCTGCACCCAGGTTGTGGTCAAGGCCGTAGAATTGCAGCTGCCCGCGCTTGCCGATGCCGTCGGCATACGGGACCTCAGGCAGTCTCATCTTTCACCGCTCCTCTTGCTTCGTCCGGCGTATCGCCTTTTTCGTCCGCCGGGGCTTCTGCCGCATCGCAGATCATCGCAATATTGCGAAGCGACTGCCGCACCGCCGCCACCACGTCCACCGCGTCGCCGCTGACGTTCAGTCTGCTGATGAACTTCATCGCCAGCGCCGCTTCCTGCTTGATCTTCTCATTCATGCTGATTCCTCCAATCGTTTCAACCGTTCTTCCTGCTCGCGTACCTTCGCCCACAGGATCGGAATGAATTCGCTGTACCGCAGGAAATACGTTTCGCTGCCGTCCTTGCGCTTGGCCGCCGCCCAGCCCGCGAACTCCTGCGACGTGATCCCGCATTTCTGCATTGCCGCCTCTACCTCCTGCGCGATGAATCCGGTGTGGAAGCGCCCGCTCGTGCCGCTGTTCAGCTTGTAGCGCTTCGGCTCGACGAGCTCAAACATGCGCACGTACTTCTCCGGCAGCGCCTCAATGCTGTTCTTGATGTTTCGGTCGGACCCGTTCAGCTCGTTCGTGCTGCAATAAATCGCGCTCCAAACAAAATTTGGTGCGCCAAGATTGTACCGGTTATCTGCATTCGGGGCGAAATCGCCGCGGCAATCAATGAAGTCGTAGTCGAAATTGAGCGCTGATCTTCCGTTATTCCCTGACAGATACAGGTTTCCGCTCGTCGCGTTCAACTCCATCGCCTTGCTCTCGAGCGTCATTTTGTAGTCCGCCGTGCTGGCGTACTCCGTGGAGATATACCCGCAGCGTCGTCCCGCATCATTGCGCACGGTGATCCTATCCCCTTCAATCTCCGTCGCCGTCAGCGTGCCATAGATGTTCACCGCGTCCACGCACAGGTCAATGCTGCCCGTGCTTGCCACCTGCACGCCGTTGTAGTTGAGCTTGAAGATCGTGCCGTTCTCGCCGCTCGTCGCGCCCAGCGTGAATCCGGTCGCGCTCTGGTCGAAGATGCTCTGTGCCTGCGTCGCGTCGATCTTGGTTCTCACCGTCGCGCGGATGCCGTTCACGTCGGCCTTGATGTTTGTGATCGCGCCGTCGAGGTTCGAAACGCTCGCCTGCAAGCCCTTTGCCGTCGCTTGCAGCTGCGTGATGTTCCCCTCGGCGTCGCCGATGCGCGCCGCAAGCCCCTCGGCCACGAGCGTGACCTGCGTGATGTTCCCCTCTGCGTCCTTGATCTCGCCGTAGATGGGATCGGTGATCTGTTTGACAAACTCGTCCGCCGCCGTCTTGTTCATGTTGGAAAGATCTAAGTTGTGCAGCGTGTAGCGCAGCTGCTCGACGAGCATGAAGAGGTAGTCCTGCATCGTTTCGACCTTGTCGTTCACGCTCTCCTTCTGCGTGAACGACGGAAAATTCGTGTCGATGTATAGCCAGTTGGAAGGCATGCTTCCTCCCCTCCTTTCTCTTCGGGCGGGAGAGCTGCACGCCCTCCCGCCCCGTGCTTCACTTCATCGTCGCAAGCTTGCGGATCAAGTCGTCGCCGTACTGATACGCCGAGATGTAATCCATCGTGCCGTCCGTCAACCCCGCGCGCTTCTGAAGCTGCGCGCGGTAATCGGGCGCCGTCAGCTTGCCGTGGAACTCACTTTCCCACTTGCCCGCATTCTCCCTGCCTGCCCAGTACGCCGGGCAGAGCTTGCCCGTCACGTCAAAGTGGCGGATGACGTTGCTCGCGGGGATGTTGTACTTCTTCATCAGAGCTTTCGCCAGCTCAAGTGCCTGCGCGACGGTCTTCGCGCCCGGCGCGTATACGCCGTTCTTCTTCTCGTCGCACAACTCAATGCTGATGCTGTTGGCGTTCTTGCACTTGCCGTACATCGTCCCGCCGCCGGTCTGCGCGCAGCTCGGATACTTGTTGCCGCCGACCGCCCACGCGATGCGCAGGTCGTCCACGCTCTGCACGATCTCTTTCTCGTCGACGAAGTAGTGCGCGCTCGTCTTCACCACGTTCGATGCGTAGTATTTGGCGTTGTTCAGCGCCGTGTCGCCGTCGTTGCCCGTGTAATGAATGACGATGTAGCGGATACCGCTCGCCGCGCGCGTCCCGCCGACATTCCCCGCGTTCGCGGGATATTTGCGGATATTCATGCGCTTATTCTCCCTTCGCGCTGCCTGCGGCGTTCTGTGTGCCGAAGTAGAACGCGATCACCATGAGGTACACGGTGTTAAACTCCTGCGTGACCGCGCCGCGCACCGTCAGGATGCAGAAGGTCGCCGTCAGCGCGATCGTCACAAGGCTCTTCACGCTGAGAAGGTTCGCAATTCTTTTGTTCAGTAATTCATTCATAAAACCGTATCGTCCTTTCTGAAAATCTTGATGCCTGCCACAACGACAAGCTCTGTTGTCCATGCCTTAAACCAGCGTTCCGTCAGCACGTCGGGCGGCGGCACGCCGAGTGCCGTCATGGTAAGCGACGCCACGGTGTACCACGTCAGGCTGAAAATGGCGATGGATATGTACTTGTCCCGCTTTTTCATCTTGTCCCAGTGCTCCCGCGCCGCCGCCCACGCCTTTCTCACGTTCTGACCTCCCACTCGTCGATTTCCGACTTGATGCGGTCGATGAAGCTGTTGCCTCCCAGCGCCTTGTATCCGCGGTAGAGGTACAAAAAATCCTCAAGCTCGTACTGCCGGATGAATTTGTCCTCTCTGTGCCGGTAGTATGTATGCAGCATGTCGTGCCGTAACTCGCATTTGAGCGCGTCCGCCAGTTTGTCAAAGCCGAGGATTTTGTCGCGTAGCGGCTTGATGAGCAGCGCCAGCGCGCCGAGGATGACCGTGATCTCCGAGCACACCGACGCGACCCTTGCCAAATCTCCCATTGGTTCTCTCCCTTTCTTCGGCCTTAGACCGCCGTGAAATAATTCCCCACCAGCTCATGCGGCAAATACTGCAAGACGATCTTGCCGCCCGCGGCCTCTCCCGTGCGCTCGCAGAGGTACGTCTTGCTGTCCTCGCTGTCGAGGTAGTACTTGCCATACTCGTACTCCATGCCGCGGCTCGCCGGGATGGGGTCTGCCTGCGTGCCCGCGTGCTCGGCGTCGATGACCGCCCAGAGGTTCGGCGTCTTGTCCGGCGTCCAGTCGGCCTGCGAGGTATGCGCCTGCCGACACTTGCACACCTTGCCGCCGTAGCTCCTGCGGTCGCCCTCCGCGTAATCAACAGGATACGCCCATGCCGTGATGAGCTCGGGCACAGTCGCCGCCTCGCCGTCGCTCAGGCTGACCGCCGCCTGCTCGATGATGGGCCGCAGCTCCACCGCACGGGCGTATGTGACCGGCGCGCCCGCAAGGGCGGTGACGGTCGCTTTAACGCTCTCGGTTTCCGTGGGCTTGCCCATCTTGATACTGACCGTGCCGTCGCGGTGGTCAGTGATGTCACCCGCGATGCTGTACTCGCTCATGTCCTCCTCGGTCACGACCTCCTCGGTCTCGCCCGTGGGATTGCGGTCAGCATCCAGCACGTCCTTCGTCTCGCGGAAGACGTTGCTCCACGGCGTTCCCGAGGGCAGCAGCGCCGCCGCCTGCGCGTAGGGCATGGTGAGATGCACTGTCTGCGTCTCGCGCATGTCCCAATTTCTATCCTTGTAGTTGTAGATCAGCGTCGCAGGATACTCCTGCCCGCCAACTTTGATAAATTCTGCCATGTTAGGCCTCCTTTGTGATGAGATCAGAATGTAGTAATACGGATATAGTCGTTATTTCCGAAACCGCTCGGTTTCTCCATGACAATTTTGCAATCCCGGAATACAGGGAATTTATAGTCTATCGAATAATTGTTTGAGGACGACGCAGGTTTAAACGACGGAGCCTCCCCATTAAATGAAACCCCTGCATTCATGCTATTGGTTCTCAAATACTTTGCGTCACACCACGTTCCTGCCGGGACTGTAATTGTTTGTGCGCTGGTATATGTTGTCCCGTTAATGATTACGTTGATGTTAGCCCCGCTCAGTTCCACTTGGTATTCGCTCTTCTCCCCGCCGCTTTTGAAGGTGGTCGGATTCACAATCATGCCGCCACCTCCTTAAAGGTCAGGCGTCGACCTGATAGATAAACTTGCTGGATGAAAGGGTCGTTTTTAATGTCATGCCTGTTGTAGCCGGAGGTACTGAGGTTGATCCGGCGATTACGCATATAGATCCCGCGTCCGCTTCGAATGTCCCGCCGTAGTTCCTTGGGTTCCACACGCCGTTGGTTGTGAAGTATATTGACGATACCCCTCTGGTCGCGGTTATTGTTGTCAGCTTGTTTCCTTGCCCATACCTCACGGGGTTGACGATCATACGCCCACCCCGCTTTCGCAAGGTTCAGCCGATATATATATATATATATATCTGAGGGCGTTTCGGATGGTGTTCATGTGTTGCTCCTTTCTGTCACTTAGCTATTGGTGCTGCCGTCCCACGGCATAGTAATTGAGATGTGTCCCATATAAAATGGACCCGTTGCTCCGTAATACCCCTCAATCGCCGTTTTGGCGGTCACGTTAAAGGTGTAAACATGCCCCAAATCTGTCGTATTTGCTCCGGAAGCAACCTTTGCACCGTTAAACTTGATGTACGTATTTGCCTTTGAGTTTCCGCGCACATGTACCTCTATTTCCGTCCCGATCGGCACGGTAATCGTTTGCGGTGTTACATAAGTCGTCCCATCAATGACCACACAGCAATTCTCCGGGACGCCTTCCACTGTGGAGAACGTACCCAACAAGGTAACGTCAGCGGTCGTCGGTTTTGCTTTGGACCTCGGCCTGTTAAAGATCATCCCGCTCACCCCTTATAGCTCAGTGTAATGACCGTCACATAGACCTCGATGGCACTCGTCGGGACCTCGCTGCACTGGAACGTCAGTGAATTTGCCGCCTGAGCCACGCACAGCACGCCGCAGCTGTTCCACGCGCTGTCATAGCTCGTGTCGACCGGCGCGGGATAGATGCACTGCTTCGTCGTGTCGGCGAGGATGCCGCTGACGGTCACGCTCTGCTGCTTGGTGCTGGAATTCCAGCTTGCGACCGGCAACGTCACCTTGCGCATGATCACGGGAGAGGCGTAGTCCGTCTCGGGGGTAGCAGCAACAAGCCCGCCCGAGCCATTGCCCTTGATCGGCTTGGTGGTGGAGGGGACATTGACGGGGCCTGCGGGGCCCTGCGGGCCGGTCGCACCGGTTGCACCTTTCTCGCCCTGCTCGCCCTTTTCGCCCTGGTCTCCCTTGGGGCCTTTGATGTTGACCGTCTTCGGGTTCGTGAGCTTGCCGTTGTTCGTCCAGCTCAGGTCGCCGTTATCGCTGACCGACGGCGTGAAGTACG